CCCTATACAGTTTAAAGTCTTGAATAGGTGTGGACTCTCTCGAGAGTTCCCAAGGTCGATTAAGCACTTTATCAGTTTTCGTTACCTAATAAGAAAACAATAGTTACTGTTTATATTACATTATTACATCAATATATATGATGATATTAATTCTAATGTAACTCACTACTGTTGTTTAGGTAATTTACTAACTTTAAGAGGTGTCTTCTTAACTCTTTCAGGACGAGTCCTACTTAGGTGCATCTTCATAATGTTTGAGTTAGCACAAATTTTAAAAATTTGTTGCTGAGCTCCACTACTTACCAATTTCTGTTTATCCGCCACTTTTTCAAGTGTGGTTACAGAATCAGTAATGGTAAACAATGGTTCCCTCAAGGTATAGATCAGACTAGAGAAATAGAAATTTTGCATTTCAAAAATCTTAATCTGAACTCTAAACCAAACTGAAGGAATGAATTGGATACCCCAAAGTGACATTATGGCAACACTTAAAAGGATCGATCTGAAAGAAACAAAGCTTAGAATTACCATAGTTGCCAAGGCCCATTGGGCTTTAACAGTATGGTTCTTCAATACCCATTGGAAGAAATTCATTTTTCCAACGAGGTAAGCTCTGTTAAGAACTTTCACAAGTTGGTTCTTAAACTGAACCGCTAGATTGATTTGTATTGGAACACCTATACAGATAAAACTGTATAAAGTATTAAATACGAAGGATCCAGGAGCTGCCTTAAACTGTGGAATAAAAGTTAAGGGTAACCATAGATATGTCACCAATAACTTACCTAACTTTCCAAAAGAAGTTAATAAGTTAGGGATAATCTTAACCTTTCTAGAATCTAAAAGTCTAATTCTATAAAGAAGTAGACTAGAATCCACTTTGATAGGGTTTTGTTTTGATAATTCCTTTTGAATATCATCACTAACCCCAACAAGTAAATTCGGTTTGAAGATTTTGATAAGGTTGTCCACGAACATATCCATGAACATTTCAGAATGTCTCCCATACAGATAACTAATTGTAGGATAAGATAAGTACCATAACCCACTTCTTGGGCCAATAGCCATTAATACAGCTATAGCAACACTTAGGTAGTTATTATTGCTTTGTTTATCAACTCTTTTATTATTTCTAAAGAAAAGAGATGAAACTAAGACAATTAAACTATCAAAAGAGAAGAGATGTTTGTAGACCGGAACTCCAGATCTTTTCCAATTTCTCTTATTGTGGTATCCAAAGGATGCTCCAACAATAGTTCTTTCAAAAGTTCTATTGGAATTACTTCTGATATGAATTGGGAAAAGTTTTACGAAAATTTCGTAAAGAACTGAAGGAAGGAATTCAACATGTCTTATTGCTAATAGTATATTTTTGGCTCCCAATGGAGATAGGTTATACTTATTAACTGTCCACAATTGTTTAGCAAACTCTAGGACATTACCATCAAAACCTTTGATTGGATTGATGTCCATTCCTAACACAGAGAAAGTTTGTTTATACACTCTCGCGACTCTTTCATTCGCCATAGCTCCATCATCCCCAAGTACCGCATAGATCAGTTGGTCTACAGGGTACCCAGCTTTGATTGATGAATATCTAACGATGATATGATGTGTAAGGGCAAGCATAGCAAAAGAGCTATACGCACCCATAGGCTGACCAACAGCGTATTCAACGCTCATTGGAACCCCATCAACAGTTATTGACCATTTTCTGGCCAAAACACTCATCCAAAGATCTCCATCAAAACCAAGTAGGTTAAGGATTTGGGCTTGAAGGTGAACTGGAAGTCTATCCGTAGCGGCCGATAGATCCATGGATTGGATTCTCATAGAACCTTTTTTATGTTGAGCCCCTACTTTTAATTGACTTAACATCAATTTAATAGGAAGGCTTTGATTATTTGTACCATCTTGAGGAATTTTCCCAAGGAAGGCATAAATATCATCATGTAAAGGTCTAAGTAGGACTTGCGTCCACCAATCTGTGATACCAATCAACCGTCTTTTACCTCTGGCTTCTTCCAAAACAGCAATTCTCCCTAATAAAGGAGATGCTTTTAGAGATGAAACAAGGATAAAGATAGGAATAAGTAAAAATGAGCAAAAAACGAAAAAGAATAGGACGCTATAATATCTTCTGGAAAAAGACAATCTAACGTAATCTATCCATTTAGCAGGATTTTGCATCCAAGCAATCAAATCTATTCCTAAACCAAGTACTGCTAGAGGGGCATTAGGCCCAGCTTTAGTTGAAAAGTTTATTATAGACGCTTTGGATTTAAAAATCTGTCCAGTCAATCCCATAGATTCTATCGCCTTAATAAGTATATCTCTATCTAAAGTTCTAGAACTACCGGTGAAATCACCAGTAATTGTTGAAATTTTGGTAGGGGCATACTTAGGTGATGAACATCTAAAGAATGACAGTGCGCTAAATAAAAGTTTCACAAGGACTAAGTCATATCTTGAAAGAGACCCATTATAGATCCCTACCCTTACTCGTTGCAATAGATTTTTAAATTCCATTGGTAAACAAGTAGGTAAACCAGAGAAACTGTAAAGTTTTCTCTGTTCTGACGTAATCCGACTACCATGAGTCTTAACCCATGTGCTTCTATCGAAAGAATATCTGTTTTTCATATCTATGTAACAGATACAAAGTCTCAAGACTTCTGAGTAGTACTTGATTGTGAAAGTAATCCCAGAAAGATTCCACATCTTAGTGATAGGTCTTACTAATTTCCCAAAGTTGACTTTCCTATTTCTAGGAAATACTCCTTTAATATCAAAGATTAATGAAATGAACTTCAAATATCTTGGTAATTCTTTTCTATTTAACCAGAAAGTTCTGGCAAGATCCCCATCCCTTAAATCCTTTTTAGGATAATGGATACAGATCTTAATTAGAAAGAAAACCGGGATAATGAAAGTAATCAAATTCATTAATACAATGATAACGAGATTTAAGTCCATCATTAAAATGTTTGCCACAGTTTCATTCGTAATATTGCGAGTGTTGTTATTATATTTATATAATAACCTTAGAACTTGGTAAGATGGAAACCCTTACTGAACCACAAAGAACAATCATATATTAAACTCGATCTATTACTGTTTCCAGCATATAGATCAGATACTCAGGAATCTCAACCACTATTGTATCCCAGCACCGATAGTAAAAACTTATTCTTCATTTTCACTACCTTTATCTTTCAAAGAAAGAAGTATCGAGTGTGCTGTTTTATCCGATTTAATATAATCATGTTCAAGGCGTACAGTAGGTATTTACACCTATCGCGTCCTTCTGACTTATCAGATCAGTTTTGTTAGTTATTACAGTTCCAGATTGGTTTTGAAGACCAATAAGAAACATAATAAGGGCTTGGGTAACCCCTCACTACTCAAAATCGACATATATGCATACTCAGCAATAGGGGGTGAGCCACGCTTGCCTCTGTATTGTGGTTTCGAACCACGAGCACTCATATATCGTTTTGAATCTTGATAGTGATCAACACTCATCCCAAACGAAATTGTACAAATAAAGCCAAGTCTCCCCTATGGATATCCATTCAGGTCGACTTAGGTTTTAAGACTCAGGAGTACACGTATACGGTAAACCGTACCACCAATGGATTTTCAATTCATTGGTCCCAAACTGTTTTGCAGCTTGAGGCAAAGTCCTGGAGGCATATCATGCCCCTTTAGCTTACCTCATATGATCCACCTTCACAGGTGAAAATCACTGTAAAGACCACGCCCTTAGAATCGTTTATAGTAGGTTGCCTATTTCAGCACCTGTTCTACAAACATTGATCCTAAGTAATAGGAATTACCGAGTTTGCCACTGTAAGCAGTCTTATGAAATGACTTTAACATCATTTCACGGCCCTTTTGGTTCACCTGGTATTCAAGTATTTCTACTTGGTGGAGTTTGCAATCTCCACAGCGGACAACCGCTATACAAAATGACATTCATTGGTAAAGAGTTTTACTCTCCCGACCAATGGATTATGGGCTTAATCAGCCC